GGGGCCGATGGGCGTGGTATTCACGGCTGTGACCGTGGCCGCCGGTCTCATCATCGACAACTGGAGCACGGTCGGCCCGTTTTTCCACTCCCTCTGGAGCGGCATCGTGAGCGTGTTCCAGTGGGCGTGGGGCATCATCAAGGGGATCATGGAGTCCGTGGCCGAGGCCGCGACCTGGATCGGAAAAAAGATCGACGAGATGCCCGTGCTGGGCAGCGCCAAGCGCGGCATCGGCAAGGCCATCGGCTGGTTCAGCGGCGAGGATGAAAAGGCGCAGCCGGCGGCCAATGCCAAGGCTGCGGCGGAGCAGAACGCCGCTCCCAATGCCAAGGCCGCAGCGGACAAGGCCTCTGCCATCGAGGCGCCCCCAATGCCCGACTTGCCCAAGGCACCAGATACCAAAGCCTCAGCCAGTTTGCAGGGACTGGCCGCCGGGGGCGGCGACGAAGAATATTTTAAGCAAAGCTTCAATGATTTTATGGCGGCCGAAGAGGCGGCCAAGAAAAAAGGCAAAAAGGGCGGCGGGGCACGCGCTTCCAGCGGCACCACCGTGGTCACGCTGGCCGGGGACAACTCCCGTCCGCAGAGCCTGTTCTTCCCGGCGGGCAGCCGTACCGGTGTCCCCCTGCCCACGACCGCGGGCAGGTCAACGCTCCTGTCCCGAACGGTCGCCGTGGCCGCTCCTGTCCAGGCAGCCGGTCGCGTGGGCAAGCCCACGGCCTTGCCGCAGACGCCTGCCCGTCTGGCCCGGCGCGGCGGCAATGCGCCCCAGGCTGCCGGGAGCAACGGCCAGATCATGGTGGATCTGACCCAGAATTTTTCGCTCATGTCGTCCGACCCGCGTGCGGTGCGCCGGGTGCTGGAGAGCATCAAGCCGGACATGGAGGCGCTCATCCGTCGGGCGCTGGACAAGATCGCCTCCGACCGCAGGAGGACGGCCTATGCCTGATTACATCAGCCGACAGGGCGAGGCATGGGATCAGATCGCTCTGTCCCGCCTCTCCGGGGAACACCAGATGGGCGATGTGCTGGCCCTCAACGTGGATGAGCTGGACGCGCTGCTGCTCTCCGGGGAGACGCGCGTCAGCGTGCCGGAGCAGGCCGCTGCCGAGCGTGTACGCAGCCTGCCGCCGTGGGAGCGCATGTGATGCGCCGCGCACGGGTAGAAATCAGCATCCAGGGCAAGGACGTGAGCATGGATCTTTGGCCGCACCTCTTGTCCCTCTCCTACACGGACAAGGCGGACGATGAGCTGGACGATCTCCAGCTCACCCTGGAGGACCGCCAAGGGCTCTGGCAGGGCGACTGGCTGCCCAAGCACGGCGACCTCATCAGCGTGGTGATCGTGGCCAGCAATTTCCGCGCCCCCGGCGAGGAAGAACTGGATTGCGGGGAATTTGAGGTGGATGAACTGACGCTGGAATCCAGCCGCGACGGCGGCGACGTGGTGACCATCAAGGGCGTGCCGGCGGCGGTCAAGTCCAGCCTCATGCTGCAGAAAAAAACGCGGGCCTGGGCCGACGTGCCTCTGTCCACGGTGGCAGCGGACGTGGTGGGGCCTGCCGGGCTCGATCTGCTCTACAAGGCCCCGGAGATCGTTTTCGGGCGCGTGGAGCAGCGGCAGGAAGCTGACCTGGCCTTCCTCCAGCGCATCTGCAAGGAACAGGGCTTGCGCGTGGCGGTGAAGAAAAATCTCTGCGTCATCTACTCCGGGCAGGCGGCCGACCAGCTGGAGCCCCTGGCACTCAAGCGCGGCGAACTGGCCGTGGAGCGGGCCGGTTTCAAGCGCACGCTGGACGGCGTCTACACGCAGTGCGTGGTGGGCTACACCGATGCTGCCAGCTCCGAGACCACGGAGAAGAGCTATCAGCCGGAGCTGCCGCCCACCACGGGCCGGGTGCTGACCATCAACAAGCGCATCGAGCATCCGGCGCAGGCCGAGCGCGTGGCCATCGCCGAGCTGCGGGCCAAAAACTGTCAGGAGATGACCGGCTCTTTTGAATGCATGGGGGATACGCGCCTGCGGGCGGGCACGGTGCTGCGCCTCACGGGCTGGGGCAATTTCGACACGGATTACATGATCCAGCAGGCCACGCACAGCCTGGGCCGCGACAGCGGCTACCGCACCAGCGTGGAGCTGGTCAAGGCGCTGGACTACTAGGGGGCGGACATGGATCAGGATCTGCGACAGATCAGACGGGAGATGCGGCCCATTTTTCTGCTGCTGGCAGCGGGCTTGCTGTTCGTGGCCGCCGGTGGCTGCTGGCTGGCTCTGGAATTGTGGGGGTACTGCCATGAGTGATGTGCAGGACGTGCTGGCCCAGACCATCCGCGTGGGCTTTGTGACGGCCCGCCAGCCGGAAAAAATGCGCGTGCAGGTGGAGCTGCGGGACACGGTGACGCAGCCCCTGTCCTCCGCATGGCTGCCGGTACTCTGTCCGCGGGCCTCCGGCGATCTGGCCTATGACCTGCCCGACGTGGGCGATCAGGTGTTGTGCCTGTTCCTGCCCTACGGGCTGGAGCAGGGCTTCGTTGTCGGCGCCATGTACGGCAAGGCCAGCCCGCCGGTTTCCAGCGGGGACAAGTGGCACCGCCGTTTTCAGGACGGCACGGTGCTGGAGTACGACCGGGCCGCGCACAAGCTCACGGCCCAGGTGCAGGGCGATGTGGCCGTAAAGGCCACCGGCAGCGTGCAGGCCGAGGCCACCGGCGATGTCAGCGTCTCCAGCGCGGCCAGCCTGACGCTCATGGCTCCGGCCATGCAGCTGGGCGGCACCGGTGGCGGCACGACCCAGGCGACCATGCAGGGCACGTTCCGGCTGGAGCATGGCGACATCATCGTGGAGGGCGTTTCCTTTTTGCATCACGTCCACGACTGCCCGCACGGCGGTCAGACAGGGGAGCCGCACTGATGTATCAGGGGCTTTTGGGCACGTTCCCGTTCACCGTGACAGAACTGGAGGTCAGTACCTTCCGCGACCTCAAATTTTCGCGCGAGCAGGTCTATGCCGAGCATCGGGTGCTGGCCGGCATCCCCTGTTTGCAGCATATGGGCCGCAACCTCGACCCGGTATCGCTGACCGTGCAGATCGTGCCCCTGACGCCCGTCTCCACCGTGGGCCTGCGCCTGCGTCTGCTGGAGAGCGTGGCGGCCAGCGGCGATGAGATGCCCCTGGTCATCGGCCTCAAATATTACGGGCGGTTTGTCCTCAAGAGTTACGAGATCACCCACCGCCAGCTGCACTACGGCGTGACGCTCTCCGCCGAGGTCCAGCTGGCCCTGCAGGAGTACAACTGATGCCCCCCATCACGCTCACCGTGGACATGGCGCAGCGCCAGAGCATCCAGATCGGCGCCACTGGTCTGGCCGGTCTGGCGCAGGAGATCCGCATGGTGCTGGCCACGCGCAAGGGCTCCGTGCCGCTGGATCGTGATTTCGGCCTCTCCTGGGATCATGTGGACAGGCCGATGGGCGAGGCCATGCAGTACATGGTGGCCGAGATCGGCCAGCAGCTGGAGCGCTATGTGCCGCGCATCCGGGTGCGGGACATCTCGTTTTCCAGCAACGACACGGTGGATGGGCAGCTCATCCCCCGCGTGACCGTCGAGATCAGGGAGGAGTACCGTGGCGATTTCCAGTAGCGTCGATCTGCGCGCCCTGCCTGCCGTGACCTTCGCGCCCTTATCCACGTCCGAAGTCGAGGCGTCCATCCTGACCTCCTACGAGGGGCTGACCGGCGTGAGCCTCCAGCCCGGTGATCCGGTGCGACTGTTCCTGGAATCTCTGGCTTATGTGGTCAGCGTCCAGAACCTGCTGCTCAACTTGGCCGGGCAGCAGGGCCTGCTGGCCTATGCCCAGGGCGCGCACCTCGACCATCTGGGCGCGCTCATGGGCGTGTCCCGTATCCCGGCGCAGTCCGCCCGTCTGAGCCTGCGTTTTGTGCTGGGCGAGCCCCTGGGCTTTGCCGTGCCGATCCCGGAGGGAACGCGCGTGGCCACCAAGGACGGCCAGATCGCTTTCGCCACCGTGTCGGACAGCGAGATCGCCGCCGGTGAGCTGCAGGTGGATGTGGCGGCCCTGTGTACCACCTCCGGCGCGCAGGCCACCGGCCTCGTGCCCGGGCAGGTGACGCAGCTGGTGGACCCCATCCCCTATGTGGTCAGTGTCAGCAACACCACCACGTCGGTTGAGGGAGCCGACATCGAGGATGATGAGCGCCTGCGCGAGCGCATCCGCCTTGCCCCGGAGACATACACCGTGGCGGGCAGCACCGGCGCCTACGAGGCCCGCGTGCTGGCCGTGAGCGCCGACATCGAGGCCGTGTCCGTCACCTCCCCGGAGCCGGGCGTGGTGGACGTGCGCTTTGTGCTGGCCGGTGGAGAGCTGCCGGACGAGGCCATGATCTCGATGGTGCGCGAGGCCCTGTCCGACGAGACCGTGCGGCCCCTCACCGACAGGGTGGATGTGGCCGCGCCTGAGACCGTGGACTATGCCGTGTCCGGGCGCTGGTATCTCCGCCGCAGCGATGCCGTGCTGCTCTCCGGGGTGACGGCCGCCGTGGCCCAGGCTGTTGAGGACTGGCGGCTGTGGCAGCGCTCCCAGCC